TCTTGATAAGATGATGTTTGATCTGCGGTTTCACCTTGAGCAACTTTGAAAGCCTCTAAAATATCATTCCCTCTATCGAGAGTATTTTTGGTTTTTTCAGATATTTCTATAACCTTTTCTGTCTGTTCTTCAGTAGCTGTAGTTGTTGCTTCACCTTGTTCTACTATTGCATTAGTAGTTTCTTGTTGGACTTCTTTACCCTGTTTGTGTATTTTTTCCTGAAGATTTTTTACCTCCTCTTGTGTGCCTTTGAATCCTTTAACAGCTTTTAATAAAACTTCATCCTGTTCTTTCATCTCAGTAAGAAGGGCCTCTTGAGTTCCTTCTTCTTTTAGAACAGCAATTACCTTATCTAATTTTCCAGAAACCGCAGCTTGCCCCTTATCAACGGATTCCATCACTTGGGTCTGTTTAATTTGTTCTTGTTCTGTAGATTCAGCCATATTAGTGTTTTCTATTTTGTTCTTCTATTTTTCTATTTTCTTCTTTAACCCATTCTGCTAATTTCATAAGATAAATATCCCTTTCCCACGGCATCATGTTTTCAATATCTGATAAACTCCATCTATAATTATGCATTAATGTAAAAGAATAGTCAAAATATGCCTCTAAGCTTATGTGTGAAAGGGCTATGAGAAAAAAGAGTTCATACCCTCAAGTTTAACAGTTGATTTTACTTTTGTTTTAGGGTTTGTTACTTCTATTTCATGTTTTAATGTTGGCATAGTTTCAAAAAAAGTTTGAATCTTTGTAAATTGATCATGATTTAAACTTTCTAAAAATGTTTTTTTATCTTCATCTGTATAATCCATTACATCAAAAGTTTCTTCACCTTGCCAAATTTGATACATACAATCTTGTATCATTTGAAACATAGTATCATATGCATCTTCTTTTGATGTATTTGTAGAAATAATTGTTGATAAATTTGGATAAGACATTAAAATTCCAATATCATCTGATAATTGAATTCTTGGATTATGATCATCATCCATTTGTACTTGAACTTTAGTCAAATCAACTTCAATATTCACTTGAGTAACTTCATCATCTGGACAAGTAACTTTTATATTTGCAACTTCTTCTACTGATTTTGCTCTAATATTTAAAAAGATATACTCTATATCAAATAAAGGTAATTTATCAACATCTATTTTATCAAGAGTACAATTTTTAATTAAGGTTTTAATCGCTCCATACAGAGCTTCATCGGCACCAGTTTCCTGTGCCATTAATAATAACTTTTCTTCTTTTACTAGAAAAGGTCTAAATTTTATTTCCTCATCAGTTGAGGGTACAACCAGAGAATACTCCGGCACGTTAATTTTTGGTAAAGACATAATATTTTCACTATTTAAATGTTAAAATTATCCGAATAAATTTGAGGCTTGTGACAATGGCCCCGTATTTATTCCTTGATTCATTGCGCCTGTTAGCGGGCCAGAAAGTTCTCCTGGCAAATCTTCCAAGAATGGAAATCCATCCTTTTCATTTCTAAATTCTCCAATCGCAAGATTGATTTGACTGCGATTTCCTACATCGCCCATTTTAAAAGGATTCCATTTCTTATAAGCCCATGTTACATTAAATTCAGCAATTGCATTTGAATTTCCATGACCAAGATCTATAGATCCCACAATTTGTGGCCAACATTGAAATATTCTTACTCCATAATTATTTCTAAATTCTACAGTAGGCATATTATTTTTTGCTTGATTTCCTTCACGAGGCCCATCAACTCCTGTTGCTTTATTAAGCCATGCTGTACCTTTTTTTAAATCACTACTAAGTTGTTCTGCTCCCGGCCTTGCTTTATCCATACTTCCTGCTTTTAATGATCCACCAGAAGCTATTGTTGCTCTAGTAAAAATATCAAATTCTGATGTATATTCATCATAATAATTAAAATTACCAGTTAAATCATTCCAAATTAATTTTTGCCAAGCATCAAAGAAATTCTTAATTTTCATTGCACCATCACAATAAAATGTAGTAGAAAGTGTTCCATATGATACACTTTGTGGCCAGGGAAAATGCGAACCATAATGTTTAAGAGATGCAAAATTTATTGATTTTTCTGGTATCGTAACTTTACTGCAATATAAATTTAATGTGGTATCTGATCTAGTATCACCAACTCGTACCTCTTTTGCTTCAGCATGGGGGCCACCACCTACCATTTTTGTATTTTCATCATTTTTATTCCATAATGTAGCTGCAACTTTTGCAGCTTCATTATATTTCTGTCTTATTCCAGTTGTGTCTGAAAAATTCATTTTATGAGTTTTCCAATCTAAACCACCACCCCTTACATAACCATCACGCATACCTGGCCTTCTTATCCAATCACCTTTGGGCCTACCATCTTCTTCTGGTGGTGGTTCTCTTTTTGTTCGATCATAAACTGGTTGTACTACTCCTTGAGGTGGATTAAATACCATTTTAAAATTAGCAGGAAATGTAAAACCTTCTGCCTGTGCAACGGCAGTTCTTATCATTTGGATTTCACCCCTTGCATCCTTTTCAAACTCTTTTCTACCCTTACCATCATCAATGATGTCAAGTTTTCTAAGAAGTCCTTGCACTCTTTTTTTACCTACTCCAACACGAATATCTTTGTTAAATAAAAAATCATCGTGAAGTGGTACTTTTACACCTTTTCTAAATATTGCCATTTTTCCTTTAAAATTTTAAGTCTGACTGTTGCCACACATATTTTGCAGATTCTTTCTGAAATTTTTGTAGAGGTAGTGCAGCTGCATAACTCCAATCCTCACCACTAATTCCATATAATCCTTTACCCTGAACATGAGAAAACAAATATCGTTTAATACATGGTATTGCTGGTTTATATTTTGTTATTATATCGTATGATAATTTTAATTTAAAATTTTCATTCATATCTCCAGCACCACCTTGTGCTTTAATTAAACGTATCATTAACGCAGCACGATGATTGGGTGACAGATAGTGCAAATTAATTCCATAAAATCCATTCTTTGCATAATCAAAAGGAAAGATTAGAGGCCACATATCCCAATATGGTAATATATCTGCCCATTTTGCACTATATTGAAATAGATATAATTTACCAATAATTGGTTTTCCTGTTCTTATTCCTATATTTCTATCAGTCATTATTTCTTTCCTGCCGGTTGTTGCAGGAAATGCGGTTCTTTGAGTTTCTTTAACAATCTTTCTAAACCACTCTATTGCTTTTTTACTCTTTGCTTTAATGTTTGATATAAAATCTGTTGCTATTTTATCTGCCATACATATATTTAGTCATCTTGAGATGGTCTTCTGTGATTATTTGAAATTTCCAACCAAGTTCCTCACATACACTTTTTGCAGCTTTCCATTTTGCTTGATTACGATGCCACTCTTTAGTTTCATGCATATAAGCTTTAGTAACACGTTTTTTGGGTGTAGGTGGTTTAGTAAACTTTTTTGGTTTAATTTCAATCATGAACTTGTCACCGTTTTTTGTCCTAATATAAAAGTCAGGGAAATATCGATGTCGTTTACGGTCTAGAGGTGAGATATATGGAACTATAAGTTCCTCTGAACCCCATTCTGTAATATCATCATTTTCATCACAATAGACCATAAACTTACGTTCCCATAATGATCTATATACAATATTGTTAATATCCCCCCTATACTTCTTTCGATTAGTGGGATGAAATTTACCCTTGTAAGTCATATAAATACTTAAAATACTTTCATAGGAATATTTATGCAAAATTTTATAGCACAATCTATGCGTAGAGCAGGTCTTGCTCCAGCAAATAAGGGGAATGTAACAGATGTATCGCCCACTCGTAATGATGCAACAGGAACAGAACCTCTTGCACACATGAATATTGGTAGTAAATGGTCTTATGCTACTTTAGAATATCCAGCAGACATTCAACAACGAACTGACTTAGGGCATTATATGATGTTCTATATAAATGTTGCTGATAATCCTCGTAGTAAATATTCTACTTATAATGGTTCGGGTGAGAAGGAATTAACTGGTGGTGGGCCAGTATCTC